CTTTTGCAGTCATTGAATAAACTGGGTATTCTCCTGTTTCAGTGATATCTAAACTACCCGGCGTCCAATAATCTCCATTGCTGGGCAATCTAATATAGATTTTTGGTTGTCTCATAAATGAAATTAGAGGATTATGTTTGTTAGGGATTGGTATCATGGATTTGTCTCCGAATAAATAAACAATACGATATGTAACTATTATTTATGTACGTAGATTATCACTAAAAAAAATGGCTGAAGTCACCGGTACCATAGGCAGCGAACAAGTAGCACTGAATAATGCGGCTACAGAAGCAACCTTACGACTTTTATTAAATGCTACATTATCTGCTAATAAACAAACAATAGAAAGTGTCAGCAAGATTGCAACTAAAGCAGGCTTAGATCCTGCTGCGGTACAAGCAGCAAATACTAATTTAGGTACAATGGGTACATCTGCTCAGCAAGGTGCAAGTAGTTTTTATAAATTAGGATATGCTTCAGGTACAGTAGAACAAAGTTTTAGAAAAATTGATGATGCTATAACTCCATTAATTAGTACATTAATGCAAGGTGGTAGCAATGCAAGTAGTGTATTTGATGCATTTAAAACATTACCATTTGGTATTGGTTTAGTAGCAGATTTATTTGGTAGATTGGCTAGATTTCAAGAACAAAATTTAAAAACATATCAAGATTTAAGTCAAACTGGTGTTAGTTTTAATGGAAGCCTAAGCGATATGCGTATGGCTGCACAAAACTCTTACATGACTCTGGATGAGTTTGCAAGAGTTATGAAAGCAAACAGCGCAACATTTGCCAACTTAGGCGGTACTGTTAATAGTGGCGCAATGGCGTTTACTAATTTAAGCAATTCATTAATAAAAGGTGAATCAGGAGATTATTTAAGAAATTTAGGTTATACCACAGAACAAGTTAATCAAGGTCTAGCAAGTTATCTTACAGCCACAGGTGGTAGAAATAAAAAAGAGATGCAAAATACAGATGCACTAGTTAAAGGTGCTACTGAATATATGGGTCAATTACAAGGCCTTGCAGATCTTACAGGACAGAACAGAGAAGATTTAGATAAAGAAATGAAAGCCCGTGCCAATAATGCTGCATGGGAAGCAAAATTAGCACAGATGGGTCCTGAAGAAAAAGACAAAGCAATACGTGGAATGGCCAACGCATTAGCCATTGGTGGCAAAGGTGCAGCAGATGCGTTCCAATCTAAAGTAATGGGTGTTCCACCTATTACCAAAGAAGCACAGATGTTTACTGCCACCATGGGTAAAACTAATGAATCTGTAATGCGTTCAGCAAAGAACGTTACAGACGGTAGTAAAACATTAGACGATCAAAATAAAGAATATGTAAAAAGCGTCCGTGCAAATGAGCAGGATATGAAAAAGTTTTCATTGCAACAGCAATTTGCAATGAATGCACAAGGTTCGGAAGTAACAAAACAAACTGATATTGGTCAGAAAAATGCAACTCGTTCTTCAAAGATGTCAGACAAAGAGTATGAAGATGCATTAAATCAAAAAGCAAAAAAAGAACAATTAGCAAAAGCGGAAGTTGATAATGCTGTACAAACGCAAAAGGCTGTACAGGAACTTGGACAGACAGTGATGTCAGCACTAATGCCTGCTATAAAAATGTTAACTCCTATGATACAAGGTATAGTAAGAGGATTTGGCGCAATTATTGAAACATTTGCAACATTTAAAATTGTTACAGTGGGTATTGTTGCAGCATTGGCTACATATTGGGCAGCACAAAAGTTAGAAAATATTTTAAATGCAGCAAGGGCCTCACAAGCAGCAGGCGGCAAAGGTGGAGTGAACGGCTTCTTGGAGGCTGGTAAATCAGTACTAACTGGTCCAGGAGTACTGGGTTCAAAAAATAATCCAATGTATGTAATACTTGTTGAGGGCGGCGGCCTTGGTGATTTACTAGATAAAAAAGGTAAAAAAGGCGGCAAAATTAAAACACCAAAGGGTGCAAAAATACCCGGAGGTGCAGGTGCATTAGCAGAAGGTGCTGCCGGTATAGGTAAAGGTGCTTTGGGTTTTGCAGGAAAAGCCGCTGGAGTAGCAGGTGTTCTTGCAGGATTAGGTATGGCTGCTAGTGACTTTATGGATGTGTCTGATAAAGAGAAAAAAGGTGAAATAAACAAAGCAGAAGCAGATAAACAAAAAGGTGGAATAGTTGGTGAAACGGGCGGCGGGCTAGCAGGTGCGGCTGCAGGTGCGGCTGCAGGTGCAGCACTAGGTAGTATTGTTCCAATACTAGGAACAGTTGTTGGTGGATTAATAGGCGGAGCAATTGGAGGATTTGGCGGTGGTGTTTTAGGTAAAATGGGTGGCGAATCATTAATGGGACCAAAAGATGTTCCAAAACTTGCTGCCGGCGGAATTGCTACTAAACCTAGCATAGGAATGATTGGAGAAGGAAGTGAACCTGAGGCTATTTTACCATTAAGCAAACTTGGCGCCATGTTAAGTTCAATGAGTTCAAAAATTCCATTAGTAGGTGCAGCACAACAGGCCGGAGGAGCAATGTCATCTATGTTTGGAGGAAATAATAGTAGCAAATCTACAGAAAGTTTATCTAAAGAGATAGAAACGTTAAATAAGAACACTATAGAAATGTTAAGACAATTGAAAGATATTGCAGATCATACTAAACAAGGCGTATCTGCTACTAAATCTTTAAATGGTAACCTGTTTAGTTTTTAAGGAAAATATATAATGGCTGGTTGGAAAAAGTATTTTACTCCGGTAAACGCATCGGGAACTTTGAGTCCTATCAGCGGGTCAACTAATAATAATTCACAAACAAGTCCAACCCATCGTAATTATTCTAGTTATCTTCCAGACGTTTATTCTGGACATCCAAATCGTTTAGAGCGTTACGGGCAATATGATACTATGGATTCAGACAGTGAAGTTAATGCTGCTTTGGACATTTTAGCAGAATTTTGTAGTCAAGCAAATGAAGAAAATGGTACTCCGTTTAGAGTATTTTTTAAAGAGCAAGCCACAAGTACTGAGATTAAAGTTATTAGAAAGTACATGCAGCAGTGGTCTAAACTAAACAAATTCCAAACAAGAATATTTAAAATTGTTCGAAACAGTTTCAAATATGGAGATACTTTCTTTGTTAGAGATCCTGAAACACAGTCGTGGATGTACATTGATCCTAACAAAGTGGATCGTATTGTTGTTAATGAATCAGAAGGTAAGAAGCCTGAACAATATATGATTCGTGACTTTAACCCTAATTTAGAGACACTAGCAACTACTGCTATTAATCCTAGTAATATTACAGGTGGTGGCAGTCAATATGCCGGTGGTGGAACAAGTTACGGCCAAGGTGGCGCCGGCGGCAGCAGAGGAATGACTGGATCATATCCTAGCAATATTTCTGGAAGCAGATTTGCAAGAAATGAAAATCAATATGCAATAGATGCAAAACATGTTATACATATTAGCATGAGCGAAGGTCTTGATAACAATTTTCCCTTTGGTACAAGTTTACTAGAAAGTATTTTTAAAGTATTCAAACAAAAAGAATTGCTTGAAGACGCTATTTTGATATATCGTATACAACGTGCTCCAGAACGTAGAGTATTTTATATTGATGTTGGAAATATGCCCAGTCATTTGGCCATGGGATTTGTTGAGCGTGTTAAAAATGAAGTTAACCAACGTCGTATTCCAAGTTCAACAGGAGGCGGTCAGAGTGTAGTTGATGCTGGATATAATCCACTTAGTATCAATGAAGATTACTTTTTCCCACAGACAGCAGAAGGCAGAGGAAGTAAAGTTGAAGTATTGCCAGGTGGAACTAACCTAGGAGAAATTGATGATCTTAAGTATTTTACTAATAAGTTGTTTCGTGCTTTACGCATACCTAGCACTTATCTTCCTACCGGCTCTGACGATGGAGGAAGCAATTTTAATGATGGTAGAGTTGGAACAGCATACATACAGGAACTTAGATTTAACAAGTACTGCGAACGACTACAAAGCCTAATGAATGAGCAATTTGATACAGAATTTAAACTGTATCTACATAACAAAGGCATTAACATAGACAGCAATTTGTTTGAAGTTAAGTTTAATCCACCTCAAAACTTTGCAAGTTATCGTCAGGCAGAAATGGATACAGCCCGTGTTAATACATTTAATACTATGATTGCTATTCCTCAGATTAGTAAAAGATTTGCGTTAAAACGTTTCTTAGGGCTTACAGCAGAAGAAATGGCAGATAACGAACATCTTTGGAAAGAAGAAAATATAGATACAGATGCCACGTTACCTGCAAGTGCTGAACTTAGAAGTGTTGGTATTACTGCAAATGGTATAGGATCTGATATATCTGGATTAAATTCTGCAACAGAAGCACCGCCACCCGAAGATCCTAATGCAGCAGCAGCGCCTGCTCCAGAAACTCCTCCAGCAGCATAAATATTTGTATGCTATTAAACGAATTCATTTACTTTGACGGTCAGCAAGCAAATCAAGTTGACGATTTGAGATACAATTCTGACAACGATACTAGTATATTAAAATCAAAAGATTTACGTAAAACACGATTAACTTTACGTATGTTAAATGATCTTCGTAAAGCAGGTGATGCTAGAGAAGAAGAAAAGAAAAACGAGTTAGGGTTAGTAAGAAAAATGTATGCAGCTCCTCCTCCTGAGGCAGCACCAGTAGCATAATTTTATAGAATTTAATGTTTTTATTAAAAATTTGCCTCAACTGATCAATAATGACTCGTTTTAGGCCTGTTTCCCATGCCTTTATGTAAATGTGTTTAAATAAACACACAATAAGCCTTGCCGCGCAATCTAATTAAGGAGAATACACGCAATGTCTACAAAGTTTGAACAACTATTAGATCTCATCGTTAACGAAGATAAGCAAAAAGCCGAAGAACTTTTTCATGCTATCGTTGTTGAGAAATCTAGAGAAATTTATGAAAATCTAATCGCTGAAGAAGAAGAAGAAAATTCTGATATGGAAGAAGCAGAAGAATCTAATGAAGATCCTGTTGAAGAAGGTGCTGACGATGTAGAAGAATCCGATGATATGGACGAATCCATTGATCTAGAAGATTCTTACAGCATGGAAGCCGACGACGAAGACCCAATGAGCGGATCCGGTGATGCCACTGACGAGTTTGGTAGTGACATCGGTAGTGACGAAATGGATGGTGAAGAAGATCCGGAAGAACAAGAAGATAATGCAATCATGGATATCAAAACTGCTATTCAAGAACTTGAAGCAGCCTTTGCTGAACTAGAACAAGCCCAAGGTGGTGAAGCATCACATGGTGATTTTGGTAGTGAAGAAGAGCCAAAAATGGGGATGATGGGCGACAAAGACGAAGGTATGATGATGGGTAAGCCAGCATATGAAGGTCGTCGTATCACACGTGAATACACAGAAAAAGTTGGTAACGACTGGGAAAAGAATAGCCAAAAGTCACAAGGTCAGTACGTAGGTTCTGGTTCTGGTGACAAAGAAGGTTCTCCAGTTGAAGGACGTAGCCCAATTGCTTCTGGTAAAAACAAGCCAGGTCCTGCAAATGTAAATGGTAGAAACTTGGTACAAGGTTCTACAGAAGGTCAAAGTAACACCGGAACAAGCCCAGGTAAAGTAAACAATGGTATTACAAGAACTGGTGGTGAAAAATTTGCCAGCGGTATCCACAACGTTGACGGTATGAAGTCTGGTGTTAAGACACTAGGTAAAGTTGCCAACGGTCATGGTGCTGAGAAGAAAGGTAGTGGTCCAGGCCCAGTAGGTTCTGGTACAGGTGATAAGGCTGGTCAAACCAGTGTTACCCCTGTAAAGCAATTCTTAAAGCCAGCTAATTAATTAGAGCACCTAGATGAAAGTAACTTATCTAAGAGAACACCTAAGTTTTGATCAATCCGGCATCGTAATGGAGTCGGATGACAAGGATGGCAAGAGCCTTTACTTAAAAGGTATTGCTATCCAAGGTGGTATTCGCAATGCAAATCAACGTGTCTATCCTGTAGACGAAATTGAACGTGCTGTGAAAACACTTAATGATCAATTACAAAGTGGTTACAGTGTTTTAGGTGAAGTAGATCATCCAGATGATCTCAAAGTGAATTTGGACCGTGTATCCCATATGATTACTCAAATGTGGATGGAAGGTCCTAATGGTTATGGCAAGATGAAGATTTTGCCAACACCAATGGGCAACTTAATTCGTACTATGCTTGAAAGCGGAGTGAAACTAGGTGTCAGTAGTAGAGGCAGCGGCAACGTTGACGAAATGTCTGGCAAAGTATCCGATTTTGAGATTATCACAGTAGATGTAGTTGCACAACCTAGCGCACCAGGTGCATATCCAACTCCTGTTTATGAGCATCTCATGAACACAAGAGGCGGAAACCGTGCCTTCAGTGTTGCTAATGAAGTAAAAGAAGATCCAAAGGCCCAGAAGTATATTAAGGAAAGTCTCCTTAATATTATTAAAGGTCTAAAATAAGCCCGAGGAGAAAAAGATGGACGCATTCAAACAACTAGTAGAGTCAGGAGTGATGACAGAAGAAACACGTTCTGTTATTGAATCTGCCTTTGCTCAGAAAATTCAAGAGAATCGCGACCAAGTTACCGCAGAACTTCGTGAAGAATTTGCACAAAAATACAGTCATGACAAAACAGTTATGGTTGAAGCAATCGACAAGATGTTAAGCGACAGATTGGCCGTAGAAATGGCCGAATTGTATAATGACAAACGAGCACTAGCCGAAGCAAAAGTAGCATACCAACAACGTATTGCTGAAGATGCTAAGAAACTAGAAGGGTTTGTTATCAGACAATTAGGCAAAGAAGTTGTAGAGTTCCAAAGCGATCGTAAGAAAGTTGCCGAGAACTTTAGCAAATTAGAACAATTTATTGTACACGCTTTAGCAAGAGAAATTAAAGAGTTTGCAGTAGATAAACGTGATCTAGCAGAAACAAAAGTTAAGTTAGTTCGCGAAGCAAAAAACAAGTTTGAAGAAATTAAACAACGTTTTATCCAACGTAGCGCACAAATAGTAGAGGCTACAGTCACTAAACAAATGAAATCTGAAATCAAGCAATTGAAAGAAGATATCGATAGTGCCCGTAACAACTCTTTTGGACGTAAGTTGTATGAAGCATTTGCACAAGAGTATTCTG